AGAATATTACGGCCATGCTCAACCATTTAATATTAATAATGATAGGAATGGATTTGGGCAGGCTCCTTCCGGAACTAACTTACTATCAAATCCTTTCCCATCGGATTACGATGGAGTATTTGGATACGATAGTTATAAAATAGTACCAGGGTTTAGAGAAAAATCACTAACACTGTTTAAAACAAACCTAGTACAAGAATCTATTGCTCAATCAGATACATTTGATATTCCGTATCAATTTGGTGCTGATTTTATTGGCAAAAGTTTACAAGGCATTGTAGGTTTTGTTAGTAATACTAAAATTATACAACAATCAACAGTTGACATTAGTCAAACTCCTGGAGTTGTTAATTTAGTTACACGTTTAGTAACTAATTCTCCAACCTCAGTAAAACTAAGTGCAGGCACAGAAGTAGAAATTATTAATGCAGTAGAAGCTTCACAAAATGCTGTTGGTAGTTCGTTGGTTGTTTCTAGCATACCTGATGATTTAAAAGTTGGTATGTTGCTACAAGGAACAAATGTACCTGCTGATACATATATCACAAGCATTGATGTTTCAGGTAATCAAATTTTTACTACCAAGTCTATTGCAGATGTTACCACAGGTACTATTGTAAGATATTTACAAACCAATCAACGTGCCGGCATCTGGAGAATTAACATTGAAGGTTCACAAAGAATTGTTAACTTTGATTATGTTGCGGATTATGCAGTTAACATACCGTATAAAGACATACAAGGCCAAGCATTCAGCACATTTTTATCAACCCATCCTCAAGGATTTGATGGTATTAGAGATATTTCGCAGTTAAATGGAAAGCGTATACTATTATTAGGCCCAGTCACTAACGAAAATGACTGGTTACAAAATGAAATATATGACTTACTACAATATGATCCTCTGTTACCAGCTAACATAAATGCTCCTGTTCCTAGACATCTAAGACGTCAAATATATCAACTTGATCTTATTGAAACTGACGATGTTATTAATGTTAAGATACAACCACAAGACATTTTAGATATAGAAGCATTTGATGAGGATTTAGGGTTTGAATCTGTTATTCTTAGAAAAGAATATATTATGCGTCTAACACTGGTTGAAAGTAATGTCAAGCCAGACGACCGTGTTCGTGTGCGACTAGGATCATTTAAAGATAAAGATCTACAACTAGATTATGCCAATAACTACGCAATACGCGAGCCAATCGAGTCCGATGAAGTTGTTGTGCTAGAGTTTTTACAAGAAATTAACATCGGACAGAAGATTAAGGTTGGCAAAGGAAACAGTTGGGGATTTAGCTTCTTAGTTTATGACGCAACTTTAGAAGGTACCCAAACTGTTCCTCGTTATAAATACTGGGATGCCGGAGTTGAAGCAGAAGCTGGCTCTGACGATAAAGATTATACCCGTTTTGATGGTGGTGGTACCCGTTTCTTTGATTACAGAGATAGTTATCGTGATCCGGAAGATGGTGATAAATACTTGAAATTCCCACAGATAGGAGTGTTTACATAAGATGTCATCAGAAATTAATCCATTTAACATTAATGGTAATTTTCCTATCGCGGGTCAAGACAATGATAGTCAGGGCTTTCGCGATAACTTTACCAATACACGTAATAACTTTAATATTACGAAATCAGAACTAGAAGACCTTCAAAGCAAGGTGGTACTAAAAACACCACTAGAAGGTGAACTTGCTAGTGATGCAGAATTTAATAACCTAAACGGTACCGTTATCAATGGTCCTGAGCTAAAAGCATGGCGCAGTACTACAGTTAACAACACCAGCCCTGGATCAAGTGTTGAAATTGACTTTTCCTCAGGCAACTGTTATTATATTCAAACTTCAGTAGCAAACACTACACTTAGCTTTGCTGGGTTTCCAAACGATGCCTATTCTACCGTAAGAATTTGGTTAAACATCACAAACGGAGCGCATACTGTTACACTTCCAACAGGTGTTATGGTAGGTGCTGATTCAATTGAAGGCTTTAATAGTTCAAATGATACAGTATCATTTGCAACAGCAGGAAATTATCTATGGGAAATTAGTTCATTCAACAACAGTAGCTTTTTCATTACAGATCTAAGTAGAAATCGCAATATTGTTACTTCATTGGACATTACAAATATTGTAACTTTTTCAGCACAAAGTACCGAACCTACTGCGGCCATTCTTGGTACAGTAGCAGTTGCTGATGGTTCATTGACAGGCTGGGATCCAGCCTCCCAGGGTGGTACAGGTGCTTACCCAGTTTTTTATGATGGCTCAACTTGGCATAAAATGATCTAATTTACCTTTTGGTAAAAAAGTTAATTGACTCCTCTAACTTTCTCGTATATAATATACGTAATAGTTAGAGGAGTTTTTTAATGGGTCAAATTGATCTAAACAAATATTCAGAATTTGTAGATGCTGTTACCAGCAAAGAAAGTAAAGACAACAACGACTTTACCTATCGTTGGACCACACTAGTTAATCAACGTGATGCTAACTTGCCACGCCTGCTTACAGCAAGTATCGGGCTAGCAAGTGAAACAGGTGAATTTAGTGAAATTGTAAAAAAGATTGTATTCCAGGGCAAGCCATTGGATGATGACAATATTTTTCACATGAAGCGCGAGTTGGGCGACATTATCTGGTATTGGATTCAAGGGTGTAGGGCATTGGATTTAGACCCAAATGAGGTTGTGGCAGAAAATATTAACAAACTCAAAGCTCGTTATCCCGGCGGCGAGTTTGATGCCCATTATAGCGAAAATCGGGCAGACGGTGATCTGTAATTTAAATAACAGTGATTAACACAAGGAGAAATGAATGTCTAATCATAACACTATTGTTGAACAAATGGAAGCATATCTAAAAGAACATGCGGCATTTGAAGAAAAGGGCGTAAAGGCTGCGGCTGCTCGCGCTCGCAAAGCACTTGGAGAGATCAGTAAGGCTGTTAAGGAACGTCGCAAGGAAATCCAAGAAAAGAAGAACGGAATGTAACATGCATCCGTTAGGTTCTGATCTTTCAAAACTCAGTGACGATGAACTACAGTCACGAATATCAGAGCTAACAAAGAAACGTATAGCTTCATATCAATTTGGCAATGCAGATCTGCTACGTCAAGTTGATATGTTGCTATCCGACTGCCAGCAAGAAGTTACGGATCGTAATGTGCGTATGCTTCAAAAACTAGAAGAGCGTCGAAGCAGAGGCGAAACAGATAAATCTGATAAACTAATCAACGTAAGCAAAAAATGAACTACGATAAATTTGGACAAGCATATTGTACACAAGATGAACTATGCATCCTGCTCTATGCTAACCCAGAGCAGGATTTGTCTAATTTTATGCTGACTGATCCCGAGCAGTTTAACTCTAGTGTTGAACGCTACTATAATGAGTTTAAAAAACTACAAGCATACAAGATGCTGGACGTTGACGTAGATGAATTTGATCGCTTGTGTCAAGAACAATGGTCTATGCCTGACGAATACCGCAACATGGATATCGCACGTTGGATATTAGAACAATGTTCGCATGAGACAGAACTACAGCGTGTAGGCGAAGAACTATTGCTTTACCAAGAAAAGAATTTATTCAATCTACTAAAGTTTCTTAAATACTTTGTAGACACACTAAGAGCAAACAACATTGTATGGGGTGTTGGCAGAGGATCAAGTGTAGCAAGTTTTGTATTATACTTGATAGGTGTTCATAAAATTAATAGCATATATTATGATTTGGAAATCAGTGAGTTTTTACGATAAATATGTACGCATATAATGGAGAATTTCTATGAATAAAAGAGTGTACCGTAGTGTAAACGGAAAAGAAATAGACATGGATTCACTTCGTATGGTCAACGAGCAATCGATTGCAGTTGGAAACATGAAGGTTAATGCTCGAGGTGATGAGTTGGGTCCTGGTGGTAAAATTTTAAGAACTAGAGAAGATGTTCTTGCTGATCGTATGCCACCTGCACCATCTAAGGCACAGGATCCAAACAAACCAGTTAGCGCACCTAGTAAGGCCGCTCAAGCTGATACACCAGTACAACAAGCAATGAAGAAACCAGCAGTACCAGTTGAGTTTCCCGATGATGTTGACGAACAAGAACCTTATACCAAAGAAGAACTTGCATTACTTGGTGTAGCTGAAGATATTCAAGTTGGTCCAGAACCCAAGGAAGATGATGTGCAAGAAAATTCTAAGATGCGTGGCAGTTTAGCCGCATCAGTTGCTGGAACAAAAACAGTTACACAAACATTAGAAAAGGATCCTCGCAAACCCGATGGTCCGCAACGCTTGAAATAAAGGAAAAATATCAATGGCACAATTACTTCCAATCCATAGTAGCAGTGGCATTCGCGCACTCCGCGATCATGTTATTGTTGAAGAAATCAAATTTGGTGAACGTAAGACTAAATCAGGAGTTATCCTAATTGACGACGATGCCAAAACATCGGGCATTCGTCCACGTTGGGGTAAGGTTCTTGCTGTTGGTCCAGAGCAAAAAGATGTTGCTCTAGGACAATGGGTAATGGTGGAACATGGTCGTTGGACTCGCGGTGTTAAGATTGAGTTTGAAGGTGTTGATAAAGTTATCCACCGTGTAGATCCATCAGCAATCCTACTTGTAAGTGACGAGGAACCAGAAGATGAAGGTCTAGCACCTTCAACGATCGCTCATGCATAAATGGGCTGTTGAATACGAACCGAGAATACAAGACCCTGTTATTGTTGCAGAGTTTGATACGCAAGAAGAAGCAAAAGCCTACCTTGCGTTTATACAAGACACAAAGCCTAAAGCAGGACAATACCATAGAGTAGTGGAGATAGTTAATGCATGAAGTACGTGTTAAATCAATCAATGTAACATCAAGAGATCGTTATATCGGCGAGTCAACAGGCACCAGCCAAGAAGGCGGTGCCTTAAATGCTAACTACCGAGATGTAGAAGCACTTGCTATTATTGCAAACCGTTTGGGACAATACAGTCTAGAATATGGTAAAGATTTCCAATTTAAGACTTGCGGACTTGATGAAGTTGTGTTAGAATTTAAAGATAATAAACAAGCATTGCTTGAACATCTGAGGTGGACATGAAAGAACTATGGGTAGAAAAGTATCGCCCTAAGACAGTTGGCGAATACGTCTTTACAGACAACAATCAAAAGAAAATGATTGAAACATGGGTACGGGATAAAAGTATTCCGCATCTACTGCTGAGTGGTTCTCCAGGCACAGGCAAAACCACACTGGCAAAAGTGTTGATCAATGAACTAGAAGTGCAGGACTTTGATGTGCTATTGATTAATGCAAGTAGAGACAACGGTGTTGACTATATTAAAAATAAAGTTGAAAACTTTGTGCAGACTATGCCGTTTGGTGACTTTAAGGTTGTGCTATTAGATGAAGCAGACTATTTGTCGCACAACGCACAAGCAATCATGCGTGGTCTGATGGAGACCTATCACGAAAATGCACGTTTTATTCTAACCTGTAATATGCCACACAAGATTATGCCAGCACTGCATAGTCGTTGTCAAGGTTTTCATATCAACAAAACAGATCAGGTAGAGTTTACAGCAAGAGCGGCAACTATTCTTGTTGAAGAAAACATCGAGTTTGAACTAGAGACGCTGGACAGTTATGTTAAAGCAACCTATCCAGACCTGCGTAAATGCTTGAACCTACTACAGTCCAATAGTACATCTAGCACACTTGAACGCCCAGGCGAAAATGACCGTGCAGTAGCAGACTGGAAGCTAGGTGCAGTTGAACTATTTAAACAAGGCGATATTGTTAAAGGTCGCGAAACTATATGCAAACACGCTGGCTCAGAAGACATTGACGAAATGTTTCGCTGGATGTATGATAACTTAAACTTATGGAGTGCAACTCCTGAAGGGCAAGACAAAGCAATTCTTGCAATTAGAGATGGCATGGTTAATCACAGTATGGTAGCAGATCCAGAGATCAATCTTAGTGCCACACTAGTAGAGCTAACAACTATCAACAATGCCTAAAAGAAAAGACATATACATATTAGCAAAATATACACGAGTGGTTCGTAAAGGTATAGAAAAAAAGCCTGGCTGGAACAAAGACGAGGCAAACTTTCAATGGACAGAGCGTGTTGAAATAACTGATCGCATGAAAGCACAGAAGCGTATTGATAGCAATGTTATTGTAAATCTCAGTAAAAAACAAGTTGAAAAAAACTCACTTGCTGGCGATGGAACAATACCTAATTTTTGGTTAACTTGGGAATATTTTATAAAACATAATGGTTATTATATTCAAGAACAACTAAACAAACTTGATGATCGCTTGTTTAAAGATTTACAAGCAGAAATGAACTTAATGAAGGCACAAGCGGCTGGACTTATCAACAACCCTCAGGAAGCATAAATATTCATATGGAACCTTCAATGTTTAATATGTATAAGCCTAAGAAGAAACGCAAGATGCCTGACGGTTATACGCCGCCTAATCTCTTTAGCCATGAAAAGAAACTTAAAGAGCAAACAAGTAGTTTAGATGAATTGCGTGAAGCTGTTGCACGTTTAACCAGTGTAGTAGAAGCACAAGAGCGTTATATTCGCAGACTGCAAAATGACGTTACACGCCTAGAACGTCAGCGATAGTAAAATCCTAAGCGTTTAGCTGGTAGATTTCCGTCATTACTATCTTCAGCTTCAGTAAAAGTATATCCAGCATCAGACCATGTTATATGTTGTTCGGTAATATCTTGGTCATCCCAAATTGGTATTATTTCTTTTGCACCAGCTGGAAAATCATGCATTCTACGTAAGTGTACTTCAATAATTTTATCACCGATAAATTCAATATTACTATGCCAGGCATGACTTAAATCACGTTCAAGCCAAGCTGGTATTTTAATTTGAGGAAGCTCTTCTAACTTAACCCATTTACTAAATCTAAAAAGTTCACTACCTGAACGAAATCCTTCACAGGCCCATTGTGGAAATATTTCTTGTTTGTGTCGTGCATACTCTATAGAAATATGTCTGCCTTTGAATTCTTCACACCAAAAGCTACCAGGTATATTAACTGTTTCGCCTTTTTTAAGTTCAGCAATGTGTGCATAAGAACCCATGCCACCAAGGTTATAGATAGGTCTGATAATATACCTACCAGACTCAGGAACAGGTACCAAAGAAGGTCCTGCATTATATTCTAATTTAAGTGCTAATTCTAATTTATTAAAGAGATGTCTAAGACCTGGGTAACTATTCCATGCTTCTTCGTCATGTCTTGGATGTGATAAAACCATATATCAACTCCGTCTTATGAGTGAGTCCTATTTATGTAATCTTCCCAGTATTGTTGACGGTCTGCGAAACTTAATCGCTGTTCTTCATGCAGTTTTATCATCTTGATGTAATGTTCTAAGGGCACCTCAACCTCTTTTTTCGAGGTTTTGGATACGAACTTCAAGCTCATCTATCTTCCTAGCTATTTTTGGACTTTGTTTACGCCAAGCATTTTCGGGTTGCTCAAACCAAGTCCATCCTGTTTTTATTACTATCCAGTCCAGTAACTGATCCCATTTGGCATACGCCCATAGACCAATACGTGTAGTGGCTAGATATGCAACGAATAGTGCGCCAAAGATTGAACCTACAATTCCAGTATAAATCCATAAACGGTCACTGGCCATCTGTTCAATCATTTCCCACATTTATTCCCACTTTCCTAATTCTTCATTCCATACTGTACCTTGAGGAACATTACCTTTTGAATCCATTGCTTGCGAGATTGCTCTTGCGGCAACTTCTTCGTCGGACATTTGTGTAACAGTAGTAGTATGATACCATTCTCTTACTAACTCTTCAACTGAAAACCAGTTACGAGCTTCTGTGTTAATAACTTCTAGTATACGTGATCCAATATTAATAGGGTCACCGTCTGCTACTAGTTCTGTAGCGCCTTGTTCAATCATGTCCCAGTTGTCGGCTCCAACGCCTTCCCAAACTAGGTCAATTCCACCAAGTGTAGTATCTGACATATTTTATTCTCCTTAATATTTATTAAATTTTAACACGAAACGCAATGCGATATGACGGTGTAGGTGCTTGACATCCAAAAGTTCTATGTGTTGCATGATGAGGATATACAACTATACGTCCGGGTCGATTGCCAATTATTTGATTAGGATAACCGATATTGTATTTGTATTTCCATTGCGTTTCAGCATTTTCTACATCGTCGTAGTATACAAATTCTCCGCCCCAGGAAGGTTGCCATTCTGTGTTTGCTATGAATAACACCGTGTAGTACGCATCTTCCTTAGCAACACCTGGACCACTGTCTTTGTGTATAGATCCTAAGATACCTGTGTTATTGATTCCCGAGCGTGAATGTCCTGCGATTGGTATGCCTTCTCTAGCATTTAGGTAACACGTAAATGCTATCTTATCACGAGGACAATTATATTTAGTATAAAAGTCTTGACCATCGCTAAATCTATCTTCATCGGTATGAACAAACATATCTTTTTGAAGGCGAGGTGCAATTACACTTAGTTTTCGAAGTGCTTCAATGTTTCGAATTTTAGTTCCAAGCCCACTTATACCTTCAGGCAATCCATTTAGATCTGCCTTGCCACTGAAAACTGAATTATTAATTTGAGTCCATAAATCGTAAATCAAAGGATTACGTTGTTGTGTACTTGCATTATCCCATCCAATTGGATGTCGCCACATTGATTTTACAACTTGACTGAGTTTATTATTCTGTTCCTTTGGATCATAGTCATTTTGGTGTGCCAGTTGCAATAACCCAGAATACCATTTAACTCCTAGGCACCAGTCTGATACATTTTTATGTAAATCAGAGTCAATAACATCGTCAAAATAAGTAGGAGTGTTGTACATACTGTTATTTACAGCAAAATATTTGGTATTAAAAAAAAATTATTGGTTGACAGTCAGGTAATCATTAGCTATAGTGTATAGCAGTAAAAGGTGGTACAAATGAAGTTGAGAATCATACGAGCAAAGGATCAGAAAGAACGCGAGCTTGTACGAGAGTTTACTGTTTGGGCAGGAAACCAATTATTAGGCCCAAAGTTAAATCGTAACTGTAAAATAACAGTTAGTTTCAAAAAATTTCCAAAAGACAAAGATTACGAAGGGCTATGCTCGGTACTTGATGAATCTTATAATCCAAGACGTTTTCTTATACATGTAGAAGAGAATGTAAGCCTAAAACGCAAAATGGAAATCATAGCTCATGAGCTTACCCATGTTAAACAGTTTGCCCGGCGAGAATTAATATTTAAAAAAAATACAGATTTTTGGAATGGGAAGGAGATAGATCCGGACCTTGAATACTGGTTACAGCCCTGGGAAGTTGAGGCTTTTGGACAACAGACTTGCTTATATAAAGCATTTAGACGCAGAAATTGCAAAAAATAGTACTATTTTCTTAAAATTCTGATATTTTTTGGTTGACATTTTGGGCAGATATGCTATACTATGTGTATAGTTAGAAACTAGGAGAACTGAAATGGCTCGCAAGAACACAAAATTTGTTGATGTTAACAATCTGTTAGCAGTTGCAATCAAAGTTTTTGACAACAACAAGGGCCAAGTTTACAAGGAGGCTGTGTTTGCTGAAGGCTCTGACGATCCTGTGCATATCGCCAGCAAACATTCTGCTCGTGAACTGTTGGAAGCAGGATTTGAGCCAAACGAAGAGTTGCTAGAACGTGCTCGTGAGCTACGTCAGAGCATTCTGCAGAAGCGTATGGTTGACGAGCTTAAAGGCCTTCGTCCCAATGCGTTCTTCCTTAGCATTTATGCTGGTGTGGTTACTGACACCGTGCCTGAGTATAGTATCGCTTTGTTGGTTTGGGCACCCAAACTAATGGCAGACACCATTAAGCGCGATGAAGCAGATGTTGAGCTACAGGCCTCTAGTGTAAACAGCCAGTACGTTGGTAAGGTTGGCGAAAAAGTATGTGTCAAATACATTCCAATTCGTAGCCGCTACCTGCAAAATTTCAACAAATGGACCAACTTGGGTCAAGACGAAGCAGGCAACTTGATTGCTTTTTGGAGCAACAATGAAGTAGCCAAAGAGACCATGCTACAGGGTCGTATCAAGAAACACGAAGTCAGCAGATTTGCTGCCAACAGCCGTGTTACTCAAATGAACTATGTTAAGGAGATATAGTTTGAATAAAAAAATTATACTAACAGACTGCGATGGTGTACTTACTAACTGGGAGTATGCCTTTGGTGTATGGATGGAGTCACACGGTCATGAAATGATCGAAAATGGTAACTTCATTTACAATGTAGCCAAACGTTATGGACTGTCGCCTGAAGAAGGCAACAAGATGACAAGGTTTTTTAACGAAAGTGCTAGCATTGGATTTTTACCTGCACTACGTGACGCAGAACACTATGTCAAATTGTTAGGTAACTTGGGTTATCGTTTCCACTGTATCACAAGTTTAAGCAAGGATCCAAACGCACAACACCTGCGTACTAAAAACCTACAGAAACTGTTTGGTGATGTGTTTGATAAGTTTATCTACCTCGATACAGGCGAGGACAAAGATGCTGTACTAGAGCAGTACAGAGACACAGGCTTGTACTGGATTGAGGACAAGCCCACTAACGCAGAACTAGGCTTGCGTTTAGGACTCAAGAGCTTAGTTATGGAGCATGCATTTAACCTACACTATGAAGGTAATGCTCCGTTTGTTAAGAACTGGAAAGAGATATACGAAACCATAACTGGTAACGTACACACTCACACAAAGTGGGACGAAGTTGAGGGGAAGTAATCCCCTCAACTGTTCCATAACTATACTAAATTTCGTTGTACAAACGTAAAACTTCTGTTACAGCAGGGTCACGTTGGATATCATTTCCTTTAAATGTGACTCCACGCACATATTCTAAATCTCCGTAGCTTTCAACTAGTCGTTTAAAATCTAACAGGCCATTATCCGGATCCTTTCTATCCGCTTGTCTTGTATCACCTGTAACTACGATTTTACTACCTTCTCCGAGGCGGGTAAGCAACATTTTCATTTGACCTGGAGTCGCGTTTTGCATTTCGTCTGCAATAATAAAGCTATGTTTAAAAGTGCGACCACGCATAAAAGCTAGGGGAGAAATCTCTATTACTGATTCATCTAACATTTTACTGATCTGGGATTTGGAGTAATATTCTTGGATGTAATCAAATATGGGTCTGGTCCAAGGTTCCATTTTTGAATTTAAATCGCCTGGTAAAAACCCATGTTTTTCATCATCTACGCCAACGGCTGGGCGTGTAATTACAATGCGTTTGTAATCTCCTTTTCTAAATTGTTTTAGTGCTGAGATCACTGCTAGCATTGTTTTGCCTGTACCGGCAGGACCTGTTGCAAATACTATCTTTGCTAACTCATCATCCAGTAAGTCAAGGTACTTTTCTTGTGTAAGGGTTTTTGGTACTAGTGTAATTTGTGTCTTACGAGATCGATATGTTTCAAAGTTTATTAGATTTTCTTCACTGTGATGGGGGTGTGTGCGATTTTGCTTTTGCTCTAAGCGAGCTTGTGCTCTACGTTTTCTAGACAAATCTAGCCTCCTTATTGTAAGGTAAAGCAGACACAGTTCAGGCTATATTTGTCTTAGTGGACTTAATAACCTGAAGGTTGATTGTGTCCACAAAAATATTTAACACTCAGCCTAAAAAAGTAATGTACAGCTACTATTTTGAACGTCAAAGTGATAAACTACAATCTTTGATAACTTTTTGCACTAAGCTAAATACACTAAACAGGATAGGTACCTATTATAATGGCTCAGCTTTATGATATTATTAATAACGTAAAAAACATTTACGGAACATCAAGCAGTATACACACACTCATGGATTTTGAGCGTGTATTAGATGAGCTTGATCTATATGCTTTTAGGAACTGGAAAGACGGTGAAATCGTTGAGGGTCCAATCTTTGAAAAGTATTTTGTTACCTGTACACTGATGTGGCCTTACAAAATGATGCCAGATCCAGTGGGTGCAGAGAGATTACTAGAATATGATTGCTATGTGCGTTTTCGTCGTAGCGAACTAGAAGCACCTGTAAAAATTGAAGATCAAGATGACTATCAACCAGGTACACACTATCCTAAGATGAAAACCTATCCAATTTGGTTGGTTGAAATTACAATGCCCAAGAGCCTAATGGCAGAAATTTATCGAGGCAGTGTTGAGCTAGACGGCGAGACTATTGATGCTGAAGAAATAGAATCTGCCTATGAAGTAGGCGCTGATGAACAAGAAGTAACCGGAGATGTTGGAAATGAACAAGAGCCACAAGCCGTTCCTGCGTGAAGGTCTTGAACGAGGCGACCTCAATAGGGGCCTAGTAGAAAAGACTGTACAAGTAGATCGTTTTAAAAGCAAAATCGGTCGTGACGAAGATGTGGTTGTTGCCAACTTTTTAGTCAACGACAAACAAGCCGCAAAAGACCTAATGGGTTTTATGGAACGTGGCTACGACTTTGTGATTGACAGCGATCTCAGCCCAGGTGAAAACAACAATGGACAGTACGAAGTTTTCGTAGAGTTTGATCGTGACGAAAACGTACTAGAGAACCTTGTTAAGATTATCCAAGACGTGTGTAACCTAACAGAGAATCAAGAAGAAGATTGGACATTTACATATCGCAATCAATTTGAAAATGTAATGCCTCTAACCGTTGAAGCACTTTCAAGTGTAGTGCCAACAGATCCTTCTGTATACCTAGAACGTTATCAGGACAAAGAAATTGACAAGATCAGAGACCTTGCCGGAATACCTACGAAAAGTAAGGCGCCAAAAACAGAGGATTTAAATACATTAAGAAGCCAGGCAGGCATTATCTAACATCACTAGACTAAGCACCAAAACGTGCGTAAAACTATGGAGAAAATCGAGTGAACTTTGAACTAACAGTAGACCAGCTACGCGAAATGGTACCTTCAAACAAAGACCCTGAAGCACTACTTGAGGCCTTATTAGAAGTGTGTCCTCGTTATGAAATTGATACAGAGGATCGCTTTGCCGCATTTGTCGCACAGTGCGGTCATGAAAGCAGAGACTTTACAGCTCTTAAAGAAAATCTAAACTATTCAGGTGATGCACTATGTCGTGTATGGCCAAAACATTTTAATCAAGAAAACAAAGACTACTATCATAGAAACCCAGAACGTATTGCAAACCGTGCATATAGAGATCGCATGGGCAACGGTAGTGAAGAATCGGGCGACGGCTGGCGCTATCGCGGACGCGGAGCAATTCAGCTAACTGGATGTAACAACTACACCGCATTTGCATCAGATGCTGGTATGGACCTTGAGGATGCAGTTGAGTACCTCGAAACTCTACAAGGTGCCGTTGAAAGTGCGGCGTGGTTCTGGAAGAAAAACGGACTAAACCCTATGGCAGACGAACGTGACAATACTGCAATGACCAAACGTATTAATGGTGGTACACACGGTATTGAAGATCGTAAAGAACGTTTAATCCGTAACCTAACGGTGTTATTGGGCTAAGACAATGTTTGCAAGTATTGGACTTAAAATTGCTCTTGCTCTAGGACTAGCTGGTGCTGTGGCAGGAGGCTGGTTTTATGTACAATCACTAAAAAGCGATCTCGAAGCTCAACAAGCACAAACAGCTCGTGCAATGGATGTTGTCAACCAGCAGGCAGCAACATTG